TGAGGGGCGGGATCCGTTGCACGGGTCTCAGCGATCTTCGGACTGTTCCTTTCAGCCGGAGGGAAACTCGAGAGCTACTCCGACCGCCACGTGTGCAGTCTCTGCACGGCGCCTGGGTTGGTAGGCGGCGCTTTGGGGTACCGTTTGCGAGACGGGACGACCTTTCAGAACCTAGTCCACCAAACGATTAACGTAACCTGCTGGTCTTTACGGGGACTACCATCTGTCTGCTCATCTAATAAGGATGATCGACGTGGACAGCGCACTAGCCTGGTGGGGCCATCTTCGTACTGGATCGAAGTGCGCATACTGGAGAGGTTGTCACCCAACTAAGGGCAACCGGGGCCTCGCCTAACGACATTACTGCCGGGTATTCCAGATCACTCGACGCCAAGATCGCGCAGTGAAGCGAGAGGTGGGCGAAGAAACCGATGGGCGCATGTTCCGGTCGGTTAAGTACACCGGTTTAAGCATATAAGAGAGCCAGCGCTAACAATATGAGAGCAGGAAATGGAAATAAAGAGGATGATCAAGAACCAAATGAGTTAAAACATTCGTCGCCGCCGCGGCAACACGTCGTGATATATCTCGACACGTCAAAGACGCCGATTGTTCACTGGAGCAGAGCGAAGGGCTCTGTCCGCGGCTGTATCCTGTTTAGCAATAGTAGCCTGGGCCATGGGGTGAAGATGGGAGACAACGTCGGAAGAGACGCTGATAGGGAAGCGGGAAGGGGGGAGGTCGAATTGAGAGCGAGCGATGAGGGAAAGCTCGGCTGCGGCAAGAGTGCGGTCATCGTCTCGGCGGGCAGAACGACGGAGGTTGTAATCAAAGGAGTCGTAAAAGTCCGCCCTGTTCTCACCATCAGCTAGCGCAAGGTACCCACGGTAAAGAAGGACCTCGGGGTCAACACCGACTCCATCGGCAGCGATGAGATCACCGCAGAAATCGAGATGGTCCCCAGTTTCCTGCTTCGCAATAAACTTCCACCGGTAACGGCGAGCTTCGGGGGCAACCAGTCGCTTGAGATCGCGGTGCCAGGTAGCAGAATCTTCCTTAGATGCGTATCCACTGATCAAGGAATCGTCGCCCTGCATCATCATGGGAGTGCCGGCGGGGACGGCCAAGCGGAGGCATGAATAAGCGTTATTGCACCATGTGTTCATGGTGAGCGTGGATCTACAACCGGAGGGAAGGCAAATGTCGACGTCGCCGAGGAAGGAGCTCATGTTAGTGCGGACGGAGATGAAATCAGTGATGATGTCCTCAGGCACACCGTAAGTCCGACACATCGAAACAAAGGCGAGCAACATGGCTAAATCGACATTCTTGTCCCAAGCAGTGTAGTCACAGGCGATGGCCTGGCCGTGTTTCCAGTACTTCTCGAGGAACTCGTCGCGCTGTTGTTCCGAGTGACCCTGATTCCAATACGTAGTTGGAAGCAGGTCACGCGCGATACATTTCTCGACATAGAGAATGGCGGGACCGATGTAGAACACCCAGTCAAGAGGGTAGGGCGAAACTACTTGCACCTTACCGGCGGGCTTCAAGCGCTTACCAAGCTTCTTCACAGTAGAAGCTTTGATGAAGTAGGGGATGTGACGCGGGTTCCAATCATGGTCACGTTTGCCTAGGGCGGTCTCGATCTGCCGCATAGTCTTGCCTGAACACCACGACTTAAGGAACTCGCGTGAGGCGGAATCCCACAAAGCCTCATCAAAACCGCGTCGCATGCGCATGAATTTGCGGCTGGCGCGGAGAAGGGCACGAGAGCGCTCATGTACGTCGGCGGTCTCGGCCTGCCGGTGCTTGACGACGGGAATGCGCTCCCGGTAGCTGATGTTGGCAAGTGGGATGTCTCTAGCGCTGTTGACCGGGGCATGCGTCTGACCTTCACCGTTAAAGCATGACGTCAAGTTGCCGAGATGATCGGGAACATTGCGTTCGACGTCACCAGGCTCGATGATGATGGAGACAGGATCCGGTATGCGACCAATCTCGTAAACAGACGGATGGTAGTCCGGGTGCGAGTCACCGTAGACGTCGAGATCCATGGGAGCGGGGGCAAAGTGGGAAACGAGGTCGCGTATGCGTTCCGCACGAGGACGGTGGTCGTGGTTCGGAATCGTGCGGCGGAAGCCTGAGGGACCATTGCGTCTGCGGTTCTTGACCAGGGCGGGAGTAGAGAATGAGGACCAAACGCCGGTGAGAAAAGGGTGGTTCGCCGTGGTGAAATCAGGCCTGTGCACATCAACCCAACCTCCGACACGCATGAGAGGCGGAGCGGCGAGACCAAGTGCGGCGCGGCAAGAAGGAAGGGCGTCGAACAGATGGGCGTGAACGGCTCGCGCGATAAGACGGTCTGGATCATCAGCCGGGCCCAAGACTGCGCGACCCGAGCGAGAGAAAACGGCAAGGATGGCGCTCATAATGAGCGAATTGCCGAAAGTCCGTGGGTAATCACCGCTAGATTGTCCGAGGTCCTTGGGAATACGCAGATAAATGTCGCCAGTGGCGCGCGTGAGAGCAGTGTACATGGTATTGTCAGTCTGGGAAGAGGTGAGCCCTCCGAGATCGATGCCTATGTTCCTGGCAGTTTTTCCCTGACAGTTGCGGAAAGAGACGCATTGGGCGCCTGAGTTGGCAAGCACCTCAACGAATCTGGGTGAGGCAGCGAGGACAGGGAGACCGGCCGGAAGCTCGGATACCAAGAACAAATGCCCGTGACGAGGTGCGTTGGTGCCGCGGTGGAGACCCAAAAGCTCAGCGATTTCTATCGAAAGGCGCTGAGTAACGGTGCAGTACTCCGTGATCAGGTGAGCGTAGAACTGACCTTCGCTCTGTAGCTCGCGGGATTGGGACTCGGCCTCGGGGAAGACACCTAGCTGCTGCC